CCACCACGGCAGGCGGCGTGGCGCCGGTCTTCGTCGGCGCCTGGGGCGCGGTCGACCTGATCCGCGACCCGTTCACCGACGCGCAGTCGGGCGGGCTTCGGATCACGGCACTGGCGACGCTCGACCTCACCGTCGCGCGCCCGGCGCAGCTCGAAATCGTCAGCGGGATCCAGTGATGCTGATCGGCGGCCTTGGCGGAACGCTGGAACTGCGGAGCGAAGGCGGGGAAACCCGCCTTCGGGGCCGGTTCCCCTATTCTGCCGTCACGGCGCTTGCCGGCGGCCGGCACGAGCAATTCGCCGCGCGGGCCTTCGCGCCGCGGATCGACGCGGGCGAGGATGTTCATCTTCTGGTCGCGCACGACTTCGATCGGCCGTTGGCCAGCCGCAGCGCGGGCAGTCTCGACCTGAGCGACGGCGACGACGCGCTGACCTTCGAGGCGCGCATTGCCGGCGGCACCAGCTGGGCGGCCGACTTCCTCGCTGCGCACCGGGCCGGACTGATCCGCGGCCTGAGCCCCGGCTTCCGGGTGCCGCCCGGCGGCGAACGCGTGGAGCGGCGCGGCGCCGACCTGGTGCGCACCATCGGCCGGGCTGAGCTGTTCGAGATCAGCGCGGTGACCGTCCCGGCCTATCCCGCGGCACAGGTCGAGGCGCGGAGCTGGGCGACGGATCAGGCAGCGCCGTCCGACAGCGGCCGGGCGCTCAAGCGGTGGAGGCTGTGATGGGGATCCTCGATCTGTTCCGGCGCAAGTCACCGGTCATCGAACAGCGGTCGTCCGCGTCGGGCTTCACGGCCGAGATCATGGCGGCGCGCGAAAGCTACCTCAGCGGGCGCCGCGGCGTGGGCGAACTGACAGCGACCGCACAGGCCTGCGTCAGCCTGTGGGAAGGCGGCCTGTCCATGGCGGATGTGGATGGGACCGACCTTCTGACCCGTTCGGCGCTCGCGCTCACCGGGCGCTCTCTGGCGCTGCGTGGCGAGGCGCTGTTCCTGATCCGGGGCACCGGGCTTGTCCCGTGCGCCGACTGGGACCTGAGCACCCGGGGCGGCGTGCCGAGGGCCTATCGCGTCTCGGTCTCGGAAGCTGGCGGCGGCACGAGCGAGACCGCTCTCGCGGGCGAGGTGCTGCATATCAGGATCGGTGCCGACCCGGCCGCGCCTTGGCTCGGAACCGCTCCGCTGCGCCGTGCCGCGCTCACGGCAGGCCTGATGCACGCGGTCGAGACCGCGCTTCGCGAGGTCTATGAGACGGCGCCCCTTGGCAGCATCATCGCGCACCTGCCCGAAGGGGTTTCCGGCAATGCCGCGGACATGCGCGAGAGCTTCCGCGGCCGGCGCGGCTCGGTGATGATCGTGGAAGGGGTGGCGCAGGCTGTGGCGGGTGGCATGCACCCGAACGCCGGCCGCGCGCCCGATCAGCTCTCGCCGAACCTGGAAAAAGCGATGACCCGGGAATCGCTCGACGCGGCCCGAGGCTCCATTGCCGCCGCCTTCGGCGTGCTTCCGGCGCTGCTGTCATCGAACGCGACCGGTCCCATCGTGCGGGAAGCGCAACGCCACCTCGCGCAGTGGCAGCTCATGCCGATCGCCGGCCTGCTCGCCGAGGAAGCGACGCAGAAGCTGGGCAGCCCGGTCACGCTCGACGTGATGCGCCCGCTGCAGGCCTTCGATACGGGCGGCCGGGCCCGCGCCATGACGGCGGTTGTCAAGGCGCTGGCCGAGGCGAAGGCGGCGGGGATCGATCCGTCAACGGCGCTGCGCCTGGTCGACTGGAACGACCGATGACCGCCGCCGTCACCATCCTCGCGCTGCGCGAGGCGCGCGTCCTGACCGTGCGATCCGACCCGGGCATCGTGGTTCTGGCCCTCCGGTCGGACGGCGAAACAGTGCATTTCGCGATGACGCTGGACGACCTTGCCGCCTTGGCCGACCGGCTTCGCCAGGACGCCTTGCTGCTCAAAGGCTAGGGCAGGATGCGCCCGGGGCATCACTTCCCCCGAAGCATCCCCGTCAGTCGGCGAGTGGGCAAACCCCGACAGTGCGCGGCCCGGCCCTCCCTCCGGGCGCGGCGCATAGTTCCCGGAAAGGCGTCATCCACCGGACTCTTCGAGGTGTTGCCGTAACTCAAGCAGCTCTTGCGCGGTGGCCTGAAGCGCAGGGATCAGCGACCGCATCAGCCCGTTTGCTTCCTCTTGCAACTCGTTCTGCTTGTCGAGCGCCACCTTCATTTGCGACAGCGCGTCCGCTATCTCGATGGCCCGTAGATCATCCATGGTCCTGTCCCTTTCTCAGGCGGACGCCGGCGCCCCCGCCGTTCTCCTCGATAAACTCTACGCCGCCGTCTTCTAGTGCCCAGATCAGCGAAGTGTATGTGGAAGGGTTCGGCGCAGTCTGCCCAAGCTCATACCCTGCAATAGTGCGCTTTGACACGCCTGCGACTCGCGCAAGGTAGTCCTGGGACCAGCCAAGTAGGGCTCGGGCGGCTCGTAATTGTTCCGGCGTCATTCTTCCCTCTTGCATCAAAAGTGCAGTTGCACTATTAGTGCATTATTGCACTTATGGTGCAGCAAGGGAAGGGAGAAGACAATGCCCATCAAGGAAATGACGCTGAAGGACTTCAGGATCGATCTTGAGAATGCGCAGATGGACGCCTGCCGCCTCGCCGGTCTTGCCGAGGCAATCGAGTTCATCGACCACCAGGTCGGCGTGAGGGACGCACCGCCTCGGATCGCAAACGCGTTGAGCTGCCTGATCTCGCTGGCAGCCACCCAAGCCGACATGCTCAGCGACACCCTGAGCGGCTTGACCAATGTGAGGATCAGGGGATGACCTCTGCTGCCGAACCCCCGCTGTCAAAGGTCTACAGGATCCGGCAACTCGCGCTGGTCGGCGAGGCGGCCTGGCGGTGCTCAAGCCCGATAATTCTAAATTCTTTTTCGTTTCCCCTTGCGCACCCGGAAAGGAAATGGCATCTCCTTGGAGGATGGCGAAGCTCAGAGACATATCAGCCTGGTTAAGCACGATGCTGTACGGCAATGACGCTCGCGTCAATTCTCTGATTCTGGTCGGGCGCAAGCACGGGCTCTTCACGACCGGCGGTCGCGGGGTCGGTGCGCCCGAGATGACGGCCCAGGATGCGGCGACCGCCGTTCTGCTCGCCCTATATGCTGGCCCGCCGACCAAGTGCCACGAAGCCGTACGGCACCTTTCGGCGCTTCCGTGGATGCAAGTAAGGGTTGCGCCTGACGGCCCGCGAGAGCCAGCGATGACGCTTCTTGCGGAGACGGCGGACGTTCCGCCGGGCCTCACTACTGAGCCGGTTGATGTGGCAGAAGTGCCCCTGCCGCATCAGTTCGATGCAATTCCGGAGACGCCTACCGTCGCCCTGACAAAGATCTTCGAGAGCGATAAGCCGCCCTACTGGCTTGACGGGATTCTGGTTTCGAACGGGCCAAGCGGAACCACAGTCGAAGTCACCATCTATGACCTGGACAAGAAATCGAATGCCGAGCTGTGCTCCGAGCGTGACTTCTTCGAGTTCACGGCGACCTACGGAAACTTCGGTCCGTCTGGTCACGGCGGTGAGCTAGGTCGTCGGGATGATCACAGCTTCACAGGCGAAGAGCTGCGAAGCCTGTACGACCTCATCCATGGCGTGGCTGAGGACAGTGAATAATGGCTGCGCTTAGGCCGCTCTTCGTCGCAGAGACCTCGGCGGCGCAGCTTTTCGACATGAAGCCGGCTGAGTTTCGGCGTTTGGTCGAAGCCGGCCATCTTCCCAAGGCTCGCATCATCGGCGGCTTTCCGCGCTGGGACGTTGAAGAACTGCGGAAGATCGCCCGAGGCGAATCGATGGACGGCGGAGACATGCAATGGTGAACAAATGGGGAAAGCCGGGCCTCTGGCGTCACGCCGACGGATGCTTCTATGTCGTCAAGACAGTCGGCGGCAAGAAGAACTACCTCGGCCCCATCAAGGCGCCGATCGGCACCGAAGACTTCGACCGGGAGTATTGGGCCATCCGGACGGGCAAGGCGGCCGTGGCCAAGCGGTCATGGCGGGCGCTGATCAAGTCGTATCGCGCCTCCGACCGCTGGACCGGCCTCAAGCCCCGCACTCGCGCAGATTATGAGCTGGTCCTTGTCTACATCGAGGAAAAGAATGGGGATCGCGATGCAACCCGCGTGACCCGCGCCGACGCGGTGAAGGCAATGGAGGCAAACCGGCACCGGGTGCGCTTTGCAAACTACATCGCACAAGTCATGTCGATTCTGGTGGAGCACGCGAAGGACATCGGATGGATGCGGGACAACCCCATCGCGGGCGTTCGTCTGCTCAAGATGCCGGAGGGCAAACGTCAGCCGCACATTCCCTGGACAGATGCGGCAGTTGCACAGGCGCGGGCCGACATGGGGCCGCTGCCACGCCTGATCTTGGAACTAGGAATCGGGACCGTGCAGCGCCCGGGAGATCTTCCGGATTTCACCTGGGGAGACTTCGACGGCGCGTCGCTGACGCTCCGGCAAAACAAGACGGACAAGCCTCTGATCCTGCCATGCACCGAAGCGCTTCTGGCGGAGCTCTGCCGGCATCGCGCTGCGCTCGACTTTGCGCCCCACCCGTCGCGACACATCCTGACCAATCAGGCCGGCGCGCGGCTGACTTACCGTGCGATGGCGCGCCTGTTCCTAGCAGAGCGCAAGCGCTTGGGTCTAATGACCTACGACATTCACGCGCTCCGCTACCGCGGGGTGATGGAGCTGGCCTGGCATGGCTGCGACGACGACGAGATCGCCGCATACAGCGGCCACATGAGCAAGGACATGATCCGCAAGTACGCAGGCGAAGCGCGCCAAGTCATGCGGGCCAGACAAGCCAAGGGGAAACGCCGGTGAACAGAACGGAAACGGAACGCGGCCTTGATACGGACGCGGATACGCTCTTGCACCCGCCTGCGATAAACCCTAAGGAAATGAACGCTGAGGCGAGTTGGCGGAGTGGTTACGCAGCGGATTGCAAATCCCCGCTGAAATTGCCTGAAATCAAAGGCAAGACCTCAAACTCGTATCAAGACAAAGCGGGAACTTTCCCAGAACCGGATACGAGTTCCGGGATCTGCGACATCAGCGCCCGCGCAAGCGTGGCCTTGGTGGAAGCCGCCAAGGCCGGTCGTGCTGATGCCTGCGAAGCAGCAATCCGCACCCTCCGGCGCCTTCCCGGGCTTCAAGTCGCCACCATCGCGGCCTGCGCCTTTTTCGCGCTCGATGACGATGACGCGGAAGACGTCATCAGGGGCGTTCTGCGTCGGGCCGGCTGGCCGTTACCGGATGCGCTGGCGCCGATGCACGGCGCTCGCCTGTGGGCGCGGGACGCAAGCCGATCCGAGCGGAAGGCTTTCGCCTTGGCCGCCTTCGAAGCCTTGGGCACGGACGATCAGCAGGCGTTCCTCCGGTTCACGGGAGGTCTCTCGTGATGAAGTTCGAGCGTCCAGTTGGCCGACCGTTCGAGGTGCCGGTGGAACCTGCCCAGCTCTTCGAGCATCTCCGCGTTTCGGGGCAAGCCGACCTCGAAGCCGAGGCGACGCGTCTGGCGATCGCTTCCGGTTGGGAAATCGAGGACAGGGCACAGATAGCACTCCTCACCCAGACAATCACCGCTTTCGCTTATCACCCGAGGTTCGGGCAGGCCTACCACCTGCCTGTCGGGCCGGTTCTCTCGGGGGCATCGGTGAGCGTCAGCGTCCTTCCCGCCGGCCTGCCGGAGGCGGTTCTGCAGAACGGGCAGTTTCTTCTGCGTCCTGGGCTTCGGGCGATCATCTACCTGATTGACGACGGCAATCTTCCGTTCGGCACCTGCGAAAGGCAAACGCTGCTCAAGATCAGCTATCAGGCTGGTTTCGGCAGTGATCCGGCCAACATCCCCCCCGACCTTGCGCAAGCCGTGATGGATCAGGCCGCGAGTGCGTTCGATTGGCGCGGCGGCAGGGAGACGAAAGGTGATCTGCGACTGTCGCCGCATGCCGCCCGGATCATCGCCAACTATCGCGGGGTGGCGGTGTGACCGACGTGGAACTGGACGAAATGCTCACTGTGCGGTGGCCCATGGTCATCCGGCGCGTGCTGGAAGACGGCAGCGACAAGTGGGTCAAGGACTTTGCGAAGTCCATCGCGAGGCACGGCAAGCGCCGCGGTTGGCGGCCGACCGGAAAGCAGGAAGCGATCATGCGGCGCCTGGTGGCTGAGCTGGGCACGGCTCCCGAGGGAGACATGGATGTCATCGAGCGATGAGCACACGCGCGATGAACTGGGCGCTTGAGGCGGGCAAGGGATCGAGGCTGAACAGCTCCGAGAGGCTGGTGCTGATGATCCTCGCGCACCACCACCACGACCGGACGAACGCCTGCTTTCCTGCCGTGGCGACCATTGCAGAGTTTGCAGGGCTGTCCAAACGCGGCGTCCAGCTCACGCTGCGGTCACTGACAGAAAAGGGGCTGATCAGCGTGGCGGTGCGCACCGAGCACGGCAGGCAACGCAGCAATCAGTATGACCTGTTCGGCAGGCCGAGGGGTGAAGGAACTTGCACTCCTAAGAGCAAGCCGAGGGGTGAAGCAAGTTGCGCCCCTAAACCCCGGTTGAGGGGTGCAGGGGGGGACGCCCCTCAGAACAGCCGAGGGGTGAAGCCTAGTTCACCCGATAGGGAATACTTAGTGGATAGGGCGGATACGACCTCCGTCATCGCATTCCCTCGAACTGTTGGAGGGAATTGAGACCATGGATCTGCAGAGAAAGGATGGAGCATTCGGCGACCTGTTCGGTGCATCCACGCACAGAGATCTGCCGCGCGTTTCTGGTCCCAATGCCCAA